ATTTGTTCTTTAATCCATTTTTTTCGTTCAGCTTCCTGTTTTTTTTGTTCTTGTTCCAATTTTTTCGTTTCGCGCATTTTTTGTTTTATTGTGGCATCGTTATCTTTTTTTTGTTGGGCAGCATAAATCTCAGCCATATTTTCTTCTATTGCATCACTGTATTTATCTACAATAGATTTCAATACTTCGTTTTTCACACCTCGATTGTGAATTGTTTTGCGTATTTTTTTAATTTCATTTTTGACATTTTTAATATTTGAATTTTCCTTTTTAATAGATGTTTTGACACCTTTTATAAACTCATTCTTTTGTTTAGAGCGTTGTGTTTCAATGTCTTTTATATCTTTTTTAATTTCGGCAACCATTTGCGCATTTTGTTTTTGTGTTTGCCTATGTAATAAATTATATTCTTTGCGCTCGTCGCGAAGTGCCATATTGACGACATTTCGTTCAGTCGTATTCAAATCTGTTCTCAATAAATCTTTCAATTGTTTTACGCGAATTTTATATTGATATACAAGATTTTGAATATTTTGGTCTAATTCGTTGATTTTTTCTTTATATTTTTCGATTTCTTCATCATATTTTTGAATTTCTGGTTGGTTTTTCAATTCTTGTTCCAAATTTTTGACATTTTTAATTCTTTTTGAGCATTTATTTTGTAATTGATACAAAATTGTTGTTTTGTATCTTTCATAATCGTCAATATAACTATATATATTTTTACCAATATTTTTTAATGTCATATTTTTTAATGATTTTTGTTCTTTTGTTTGGTTTTTGAAATCTTTTATTTTGTCTTTAATTTCGTTAATATATTCCTTCGATTCTTTTATTATTTTTATAATATTTTGATTTACTATTTTTATACATTGTGTTTTTAATTTTCCTGATAAATCCCCACATTTTTCATCTTTCAGAAAGTCGAATTTTTTTTTGTTTATATTTTCAAATTCGTCCGATATTTTTTCAGTTTCTTCGCGAATAGCTTGTTTTAAATCTGTGGCGGAATCCTCTAATATTTCGCGCATTATTTTTTTATCGAATTTTTCGACATCTTGCATATTTTTAATAATAGGAGTATTTATATATTTAATTTGGGGTTGTGCAAATTGTCGTGCATCTTTTTCACGATTCAAATAGCTTACATATCCAGCAATATCATCCAAATATTTCGCGCGACCATTTGGAGTAAACCCTCCAGTTTCATCCAAATATTGACGCGAAAATGTGTCGAAATCTGTAGGCATTTGGTCTTGATGCGGTTTACAAAGATTGATTAATTTGATTAATTCCAGTGGGTCTTTTGTAATAGGCGTCGCAGTCATAAGCATTAAACGAACGGAATCTTGTCCAGAATATTGATACGAATTGAGAATCGCTTTTTTTAATACATCCATATCTGGCTTTTCTATAGACAAAAGGTCGTCGCCACCATATAATTTATGTGCCTCATCGATTATCAATAAAGTTTTTCTTAGAGGGTCTTCTTTGCCATTTATTTTTACCAAAGAATCATATAATGAATTTTGTTTTAATATCAAATTACTGAATTGTTTATATGACATTGGGCGTATTTTCCAAGATTTTGATAATAATCTCAATCGTTTATTGTTGTCTTTTGGTATTACAAGATTTTGATATTCGATCTTATTACGGATACTTTCACTACATACTTGGTCAAACATATTTTTCCAAATATCATTTTTAAGCGTGGTTCTTGTAACCCAAAGTATGGTATATCCATTTTTTTCGAAATTTGTAGTTGCGGTTGCTATTGCAGTACAGCTCTTACCTGAACCTACACTGTGGTGTATTAGCATTCCTTTAATCGGATTATACGGATGAAAATAATGGCGTATAAAATCTTGTGTAGGAGTAAAATTTATAATTTTTGTGTTTCCGCCCTTCTTTTTGTCATCACATAAGTTCTCCATTTTAACAACGTCCCAAGCGAATTCAGAATAATAATCTTTTATATAATTTCGCATTTCGGTATGGGATAACAGCCGGTTGTTGCGTTCAATACCAAGAATATTACTCAAATTCGCGAGTGGCTCCGATGCTCCGCCGTATCTCTGACCCCTTGCTAATAGGCCATCAGAACCACCATCTACTGCCTTTTTGGAAGAACCCTCTATAGGTACTAAAAAATTATGTACATTTTTATTCAATTCGTAATCGACAGAACCAAATACTGTTGTTTTTTCGAGTTCGTGTGTAAAATTCAATAAGCGAATATCTAAATTTATAGATTTCAAATACAATTCCATGGCTGTTTTAGTGCCAAGTATATTTTTCTGTAATTTTTCAGGTATAGATAAATCATAAATAAATACATGTAAAGGCCATCCGTATACTGGATGAAATTCGATGCCTTTTTGTCCACAGGTTCTCGTACTGCGACCAATCGCTTGTTTTTGATCAGAAAGATATGTTGGCGGTTCAAATATATGTACATATTTAACATCAAATAGATCAATTCCTTCTTTGAATCCACTATCCAAAATGATAAACCGTACTAATTCGCCATTTATATTTTCTGGTCTTTGATTAAATTTTTGTAACATACTTTTCTTCATTTTTACTGTGATATTTTGATCATATACACCGACAGATGATAACATATAAAAATTATTTGATTCGGTTGTTTTGAGAACCTCGTCGGATTTTAACGCAATTTGTTCGTAATTTTTTTTGGTTTGTCCTGCTGTCACCGTTTTTCCTAATGATGAGGCCGATGATGCGGATGATGCCGATGATTGTGTCGAAGAAGAAGACAAACTACTAGATGTAGGAGAACTAAGTGCAGACGATGATTCTGTATTTGATGTGCTTCCAGTTCTCTTTTGAGTTTTTGAAGCAGTTTTGGTACGATTGTATTTTGCTTTTGCATCATACCCTAATTGATAACCTTCCGCAATAAATGCAGAAGTTAGTATTTTTGCACCATAATTTCCGAATTTTAAATCGGAAAAAATGAAATGTTTGAATAATTTACCTTGTTCTCGTTTGTCCTTTTCATCGAGTTCTTTTATTTTGCGCATCAGAGTATGTAATTTTGGCGAAAATGATTCCAATGATTGTTTCGTATATTCTGGAGAAAATTTTTCATGATCAAATTTGAATTTATTTGACGATTTACTCCAGTTAGATTTTTTACGAACACAAACAGGGTCGTATGAAATAATACTTGTTTCTTTTACTAAATTTTCCAATTTTTGCATATTTTCTTCGGCTTCTTGTAACATTTGATTTTTTTGTTCTATTTGCTCTTGTTTTTCATCGTCATCCATAGTTGATTTATATATAATATATTGTGATATAAATATTACTCCAATACACCATAAATGTGTCCTGACTCCATCCTCTCACATCTCGTCTAATAGTAAATGATATTTTGGCGACAACCAAATCTAGATTACGCCGAAAACCTTGAATAGGATCACGCCAAAAATTTACAGAAACAATAGTTGTTATCAAAGATATGGTGGCATAACCATAATAACTATTCTTGATTGCGTCGGGGCTCCGATGCTTCGCATCTCCGATCCCTCGCTAATAGGCCGTCTGCGTCCAGACTCCGTCTTACCGCATCCTGGCTTATGCAATATATGCTGGAACAAGAAAAAAAGCAACGAAATTACAAGTGGTATAATAAATATTATTGTATTTTTGTATTTTTGTATTTTTATTTTATTGTATTATTGTATTTTTGTATTTATTTCATTTTGCTTCAGCAATAATTTAGACTATAGATAGATGATTGCATATTAGAAGAACAATAATCTATATCGTAGATTTCTTTCATATAGTACAAAACATAAAATTTTAGATAAATAGCAGTCAAATGAAATAAAGTGTGAAAATATATCCAATTATTTTTGGGAAAATAAAAACAAGACAATATGTAAAAATATACTAATAACGCTACTAACAAATAAAATACAAAAGATAGAAATCCTAATGGAACAAATATTATACCACTACTAGTGTATAATAAAAATGTCAATTTTGCATAAACACTATCGATATTACGCCGCCAACCGTTTATTGGATATAACCAATATACAAAACTAATCGTACTAGTAAATACCGAAAATATTCCGTAAAAATGTAAATTGTTTCTGAATGCATACATTGCGGGCACCGAAAACAAAATAGATGTGAATTGTAATACGGCTGAATATTTTGGTGTGATAATAGTGGTCAATGCGGGCGTTGAAACAAGACTGAAATATTTGCAAAGCATCGTGATAATTGTTTAGATTATTGATAAAATTTAAACAATAATTTTCAAAATCAATTTTTGTAGAGCACTACGATGTCTCCGACCTTTTGACATCATGTTGTGTATAACCATCAAATCCGTAAATATTTTTACAATTTTGAGGATTTTTTGGTTCTCATACGATGGCATCTGTAGTACCCGTTTCCAAATACTCTTTGAATTGTTGTTTATTTATAGACGAATATCGTGATATTTGTGGTAAACTACCGAGATTGTATGTACTTTGACAACTAGAAAAAACATAAACTTGAAAATCTTTGTTTTTTTTGATATCGTCCGTTAGGTTCTCGTATGCGTCTTTGATAGGTCGAATGTCGATTTCGGTCATTTCACGCATGAAATTCTTTTCAAATTTTACGATAAAAGTCTTGTTTTCGTAGTCGTATAATTTCCAACCGACACCATATACCTTTCCATCGTAATAAATTCCCATATATTGTTTCTTGTACAGAATTTTTTATATATATTTTTGAAGTGTTTTTGAATATGTAAATAATTTAGTAATGATTGTTATGGTGTGTCAATTGTTATGGTACGCTTTGTGATTATTATTCAAAACTCATTATTTTTGTGATAATATTTCGTTCGTTAATCAATACATTTACTCGACCGTTACAATAATCTTGTTCACATAATTCTTCGCCATTTTCGCCGATTTTTACAACACAAATAATAGTTTTTGGTATTTTTTTTCTGGCATCTTCGATGTGCATTCCGATAATATTCGCAGCTAATACTATTTTTGAATTTTTGATTCTTGTTTTTTCGAATTTTTGTTCGAAACTATTTCTAAAAATATAGTAATTTATAATAATATATAAGTGTCGTAATTTATTATTTATTTTTTTATAAAATGTAGCTTTATATACTGGTTTTTCATACACATAAACTTCCGAAAAATTCATTTGTTATATTATATAACAAATGAATTTTTATATTATATTGTTTCAAGAAACAATACGCCATTTGAAACCATTATATACTTCGTTGGAATCACTTATTTTTTTCAGTGTAGCTCGAGACATTTGATATTTCATCAATACATCTGTAATAGATTGATATATATGTATTTTGTCGTCTGTTAATGGATGCATCTTGAGAACTTTACACCCGTTTTTACTTACATGTTTTTCAGGCAATTTGTGGTGTTCTAAATACGCTTGTTTCATTTCTGGAGAACAATCGTCCCACCATTTCCAATAATGTCCCGAAGAAATACCGCCACTTTTAATTGCGCGTGAAATTGTGGAAAATCCTTCTAATTTACGCGAAATAGCGGCGTTTTTTTGACAATCAAATACTTCCATAATTTTTGTTTGTTGTATATCTATCATCGCAACTAGGCGAACTTCTTGGGTTCGTATTTCTACAGTGGGCGGTAGGATGGGTTCTTCTGATTTTGTTTTGTCTACAAATAGCCATCGAAACCCTTTGTATATTGTGTTATTTTTAGCGGCGGTTTTTAATGGAGTATATGCGGCGCCGTCTATATCACGAATGGTTGCAATAACACTATCGTAAATTTTTATAAGTTCTTTTGTTTCAGGGTCGTATTGATATACTTTTGGAGAACGGGCATTTTCACGATTTCGAATATAGGCATTTTTAATTGTTAAAGGTTCTGGACAAGGATTTATGGTGGGTTCAACCATAGGTTCTTGTATAGGCTCTTGTTTTTGTTGTTCTTGAAATTCTATTTTTTTGTTTATTGTTTCTAATTCTGTTTTTTTAGTTTCTAGTTCTGTTTTTTTGATTTCTAATTCTGTTTTTTTGATTTCCAAATCTACCATTTTACCTGCTTCTTCTTCCGTTGAAATCTTTTTTATTTCTTTTTTTATAATTTGAATAATATTCTCATATTCGTCTTCATTTACAAGGTAGGTTTCTCGTGATAATGTATTATCTTTCTTTTTTAATTGATGTTGTAACGATTTTATACCAGTATTTTTATGGATATTTTTTTCTAAACGAACATGACTTACTGATTCAAATACGTCTAATAAAAGAGGTATCATATTGTATTCAATAGGCAATTGTGTCATTCTTTGTTTTATATCTTGCGAAGAACCAATTTTTATAATAAATTTATTGGATGTATTTGGAACAAGTCCGTATTCAGTGTTTCCATTGCATTCGATTTTTTGACACGCTCGCATTGGTTCTTCTATTTCTTTCATTTTACAAACATATACAATATTTTTTTGATGAAATAATTCAATCATTTTTTTGTGAGTTTTTTGTTTTTCTTGCGTTTGAATGAGTTTTATTTCTATTTCTTTTTGTTGTTGTATTTTGTATTGCCCTGTCAAACGAATTTCTTTTATAATGTCTTCTACCCAATCTTGGAATTTTTCTGCTATAGGTTTATTGGAACGATTTATAATTCTATATAATCCTTTTTCAGTTAAAAACGATACTTTTTGGATTCCACCAAGGGTATAACTTTCGGTAACAACCTTTAATTTTGTATTCCAATCTTTAATTTGTTTATTTATATTTTTCATACCTAATATTTTTCCAATTTGATTCGCCTGAAAAAGCGGTTCTTCGTGAGTGCCTTGGATGTTGATCGAGTGAGTAGCATCACAAAGTGAGAAGACTTTGAGAATATCCATGCTACTCGTACATAAAACTAGACCCATTTCTTTATATTGTTTTTATCAGTTGTTATTTTTTATTTGAAGGTCTTCCAAATAAAAAATAGTCGACTAGAGTTTATATATAGACATCTTTAAGTAGTTGTATAGACATCGACAATTCACAACTCATCCGTATCTATTCCCGCTTCTATCAGTTTTGCAACACGGCTCGGATGCCATGCTTTTTCTATTATTTCGCGATTTATATCTTTTTTGGATTCTTTCATTTTTTCATAATCTAATACGAATACATTTGGATTTAATGTAAAATGCCACCAATCTATATTTTTTGACTCTGGAACTGATGCTGTTGTCCAAAAAGTATTATCTACTTCTTGATAATCTTCTAATACCTCCTTATTATTATATGTTTCCACATCTTGCCATATTACTCTATACATATTTTCTTCTAACAAATCAATCGCAATTTCATTTAATGCTTCTTCTGGCCAATTTATTTTTTCTGGATAATCTTTTATTATTTCATAAAAATTTTTTTTTAGATTATACGGCTGATTAATATCATACCAAATCAATTTATCTTTATCGATCCAATCTCTTAATTTATATGGCAATTGCATGATGTATATAGTAAAATAGTAATAAAATAAAAAAGATCAATTTTTATATATTTACAGACAATCGCGTATTACATGCCATCAAAATATAACGGTACATGCTCTATTGTTTTTTCTGTACGGTTATTAATCCAATATTGAATTTGATTTTGTAAAAATGCTAATCGTTCTTCCCATGCTCTTTGATATCTTACTACACAAACACCTTGTTTGTTTATACACCAACAAGATTGTATTTTTTTTTCATTTTTATCTGTATAACCGTCTGGATTAAATCGTATTAATACAATCGGTCTATGGTCTAAGTCTTTTGATAATTCCATTATTCGTTTATTTTCACACATATTATCATATCCGTCATGTCCATTTTCATCAATTTCTACAATAAGTACTTGAAAACCAAGATCTAGAAATAAATCTGGTAGTTTTTTAGAACATCCGTCATATATTCTTTTATTATATATCCAAGAAAATCCTGAAAAAGTATTGGTAATAAATTCAACAACATTTCTCTCTTTTGTTTTATAATTTCGCGTTACTGGTTCATCAGGAAAAGTATACATAAAACACCGTAAACAATAACCATTATATTTTTTGTTCGAAACTTGTGTTCCACAACTTGTTAAACAATGTTTGTTATTAATATTTACCATACCATTTAATTTATGCGTAACACAATATATTGGTGTTTTTTTATCTTGAAAATTATATGCTGGAAATATTTCACACCGTATACCTTCATTATTTTTAAAAATACAATAATCGTGTGTTAAGCTAATCATACCAGTTAATTTATGTCCAGAACAAAATCTTGGCGTTTTTTCACCAATATAATTAAAACTTGGTAAAAATAAACATTTTGAATTTTCACAATATTTTTTAGTTACATTTATCATATTTTCTAATTTATGTTCTGAACAATATATTGGTTTTTTTATATTTTCATAATTAAAACTTGGTATTCTATCGCATTTTTCACGATTACTATTTACAAAAATACATCGCGAATTTACTATATCAACCATTCCATCTTTTTTATGAATTACACAATATAATCTTTTTTTTTGATCTGGAAAATTATAACTAGGTATTTTATTACATTTTTCAGTTTCGTTACCTTCACAACACGTGTGAAATACATCAATCATTCCTTCTTTTGCATGTTTTGCACAATATACTGCTTTAATTTCATTTTCATAATTATATGATGGTTTCAGACTACATTTTTCACCATTAATATCTATATTTATACATTTTGTGTGTGTTACATCAACCATTCCTTCTTTTTTATGTTTGGAACAATATGCCCCTTTTTCTTCATTTTCATAATTAAAACTTGGACTTGTTGATTTACATGTTTCTTCTAGACATTTGTTTTTTTTTATATCTATTATATTTATCATTCCATCTAATTTGTGTGTATTACAATAAAGAGGTTTTGTTTCATTTTCATAATTATAATATGGAGTAACCGTACATCCATCCGTATGAATACATTTTGGATGCGATAAATGAACCATTCCATCTTTTTTATGAGTTGCGCAATATAATCTTTTTTTTTGATCTGGAAAATTATAATTAGCTGGCGTTTCACATTTTTCGTTTTTATCATTTATGTGTTCGCATATTTTATGTACTTTATCAATCATTCCATCCAACATATGTGTTTTACAATATAATGCGCCATTTTTATCTGGAAAATTAAAATATGGTGTTTTATTGCAAGATAAACATTCTTTTTTAGGTTTTTTATTGGTTGTATTAGAATTAGAAACGGAATGCGGTAGGAGCGAAGCTTTGGTGAGCATTATATGTAATTATTTGATTATATGTAATATAAGTGTTTTTGAATCAATTTTTATATTTAGGAATTTTTTTCTTTTGTAATGTTATATATATAATCAAACATGGGTGGTGCCCTTATGCAGCTCGTGGCTTATGGCGCACAAGATGTTTTCCTCACAGGAACTCCTGAAATCACTTTCTGGAAGGTGTCTTACAGACGCCATACCAACTTCGCGATGGAATCTATTGAGCAGACTTTCTCTGGTCAAGCCGATTTTGGTCGTCGTGTAACTTGCACCATTTCTCGTAATGGTGATCTTATTTACCGCACTTATCTTCAGGTAACTCTTCCTGAGATTAACCAGTCTATGGCAAATGTTGGTGGAAATGTCTATGCTCGTTGGTTAGACTACATCGGCGAACAACTTGTTGCACAGGTTGAAGTCGAAATTGGTGGCCAACGCATCGATCGCCAATATGGTGACTGGATGCACATCTGGAATCAGCTTACCATGACTGAGGAACAGAAGCGCGGTTATTTCAAGATGATTGGTAATACCACTCAGCTCACTTATATCACCGATCCTACCTTTGCAGATATTAATGGTCCTTGTGCTGCTGCTGGTGGCCCCAGTCAAGTTTGCGCTCCTCGCAAGGCTCTTCCAGAAACCACACTTTATATTCCTCTTCTATTTTGGTTTTCAAGATCACCTGGTCTTGCCCTTCCATTAATCGCCTTAAATTCTGTAGGGCGCAAAAGCACTCATCTTAAAACATCCGAGAACTGTTTTAAGAAAAATATGTTGGAGCCTCGGTATGATTTTATAAATCATAATGCTCAGGTGCTAGTCGCTTGTTGCTAAGGATGCAACAAATGGCAACATATCCAAATTGCTGGAAACCCGTAAAGCCGCTGGGTACCAAACAATACGCGAAAGTATATTGTGGCTGAAGAAAAATTACTTCAGGTATGGTGAAAATCCCACGGATAAAGATGCACTTACATCTGAAATTGGCAATCAGCAGCCAAGCCTCTAAGTCCATTATGATAAGGATATGAGGAAGGTTCAACGACTAAATGGTTATGGGTCTAAGAGGTCTAATCAACCTCTATGAAGGCTTAAGATATAGTCTACTCCCAGGCTCCAGTTCTCTTATGTGTTTTATACGGTTACGACTTTTGGCGGAGGAACAAAGTTCCGAAGACAAAAGGAGGGATGTGGAAGGACAAAGTCAATCCACATCGTTTGCATATGAGAATGCCTATAAATATCCCGAAAGGGAGGGTATTTCGTGAAAATGTACAGTATCACGAAGTCAAGATCAACCTTGATCTCCGTCCTATTGGAGAATGCTTATGGGCAGTTAATGACCTAACATCTACCACCGGTATCAAATCAGTCACTGCCGCTTATCAACAATCACTTGTCGCTGCTTCTCTCTATGTCGACTACATCTTCATTGACACTGACGAGCGCCGCAAGATGGCTCAGAACCCACACGAATATCTTTTCGAGCAACTCCAGTTTACGGGTGATGAGTCTGTCGGTTCTTCATCAAACAAGATTAAGCTCAACTTTAACCATCCAGTAAAGGAGCTTATCTGGGTTGTTCAGCCAGACGCCAATGTCGACTACTGCTCTTCCCTTGATGCTTCCCAACTTCTTTACAGAACTCTTGGTGCTCAACCCTTCAACTACACCGACTCTATTGATGCTCTTCCCAACGCTATCCACGCCTTTGGTGGTCCTGCTGAGCTTCAAGGTGCCAACGCCGTCATCACCAGTACTGGTCTTTTCCAGATGCCTGGTGGTATGGATGTTGCCGTCCAAGGCAGTGGCTGGACTTCCAACTCTACTTCTATGTACCCATTCGATGCCCAGACTGGTGCTAACCAGACTTCCGGTTTATCCGATGCTGGTACCTTTGTTCTTGCTGAGACTGCTCTCGATATGCACTGCTGGGGTGAGAACCCATGTGTTACTGCCAAGCTCCAACTCAACGGCCAAGACCGCTTCTCTGAACGCGAAGGATCTTACTTTGATGTTGTCCAGCCTTTCCAGCACCACACTCGCTCACCCGATACTGGTATCAATGTTTACAGCTTTGCATTACGCCCTGAAGAGCATCAACCCAGTGGGTCGTGCAACTTCTCTCGCATTGATAATGCAGTCCTTCAGCTCGTTCTTTCATCAGCTACCGTTTCTGGTACTAACACTGCCAAGGTTCGTGTCTATGCTGTAAACTACAATGTTCTCCGTGTTATGTCGGGTATGGCGGGTGTCGCTTATTCAAATTGAAAATACTTTGTTTTTTATTATAGTTTGTTTTTAAAGTTATTTAGAAAATTGATTTAAAGAAATTCCATATTATAATATTATAATATGGACAATACTGCGATGAATATATCTTACGAATACAACGCACAATATAATTGTATTGAACTAAAATACAGCCAAGAAAACATTTATTTGGTAGATATTCCAGATTTCTGTAAAATTTTAAATTCAAGTAAAAAATTTGTTATAAGAAATCCAGATAAATATCCGTCTTATATATCTAATAGTAAAAGATATACATTTATAGATTTTATTTATATATTTCCACCAGAAACAACTACTTATATTTTTGAAAACAAAAATGAATTTGATTTGAGAAAATGTAATGTAAAAATTTACCATAATTATCATAACATTATTAAAGAACAATATAAAGTTATAAATTACATTCAAGGACATTATAATAATTTTGGAATTGATGCGTTTATAATGAAAAACCCAATATGGGTTGTGAAAGAAAATGAAAAAGAAAAATTATTAATGTATTGTGAGCCAAATATAATATGTAAATTGTGTAATTTATCATATCAAAAGATACTAGATTTTGAAAAAGAACACAATGAAAAAATTACTTGGTTTAAATGTGAAAATGGTTATATAGCTGGTAAAACAAAATTAAAACAATTATATATACATCAAGTTATTACTGATTATTTTGACAATGGTCGTGGAACATCAAATATTAGTGTAGATCATATTGATAGAGATCCTTTAAATAATACTGTAGAAAATTTACGGTTAGCCACGCGTGAAGAACAAGAACAAAATTCAAGAGGTATTATGCCAAATACCAAGAGAAAACGACAATCAAACGCAAGACCTTTGCCAGACGGTATTACACAAGATATGTTAAAAAAATATGTAGTATATTATTACAATTATATTGATAAAAAAAGAGATAAAGCAAGAGAATATTTTCGAGTAGAAGGACATCCAAAATTAGAAAAGTCTTGGGAAACAACAAAATCAAATAAAGTTTCAATATTAGAAAAATTAAACCAAGCAAATAAAGTTATAGAAGAATTAGAAAATGATATTTATCCGACGAATTATACAGAACAAAGTGGAATACCAAAATATGTTTCTCTAATAGAAATGAATGGTTCTCCACATTTAACATTTGATAAAAAAACAAATGAAGGAAAACGAATGAATTTAAAAATGATTTTACCAGATAATTATAACTTGGACATTGAATTAATAAATTTACAAAATAAAATTCGTCAAAAATATAATATGCCAGAATTTACTTTATAGGTAAAGTATGATATATCTACATTTTTGTATAAAATCAAAAAACATACCCTCAAACAGAAAAAATATATATTGGTTAAAGTACTTAAAGAAAGGTCGTAATATACATTATAACACCCTTTATCAATGGATATTGTTAGAGCGTTTAATGCGAACAAGTTGCACACAAATATTGTTATTTCAGGAACAACTGAAGAACCCTTATTTCGAGCGAGTGATATAGGTGAGGTTTTAGAATTAAGTAATATTAGAGCAAATATACAATTTTTTGATGAAACAGAAAAGGTTGTCAATACTATTGACACCCTTGGTGGATCACAGCAAGTAACATTTTTAACAGAAAAAGGATTATATAAAGTTCTTTTCAAATCAAGAAAACCAATCGCAGAAACATTTCAAAATTGGGTTTGTGATGTAATTAAAGAAATTCGTTTAAAAGGTGTATATGACCTAAAAAAACAACTAGAAAATGTAAACCAAAACTTCGACAAAAAATTAGAACAAGAAAAACGACTACAAAAACAAGATATTTTACTCAAAAAATATAATTTACCAACAGCATTAGTATATATTATAAAAGTAAAAACCTACGAAAATGGCGAATATATAGTAAAAATAGGTGAAAGTCGTAATGGCATAGAATCACGGTATAATGAACATAAAAAAAATTACGAAGAATGTTTATTATTAGATTGTTTTGAAGTAAATAAAAGTAAACAATTCGAAACTTTTTTACATCATCATGAAAAAATAAGACCAAATCGAGTAAAAGATTATCCAAATCACGAAAGAGAGAACGAATTATTCAAAATAGACAATAACCTAACATATGCAATGTTTTTGAAAATAGTAAATGATAATATAAAAAACTTTGACGAATGGAAAGTAAATGACATAATAGATATTATTGACGAAAGAAATAAAAAATTTCTAGATAAAATAACAAACTCTAATCATCTAGAAAATACATTTATACCTACAGAAAATATTGCCACATCACATTTATTACAAAAAATCCAAGACTTGGAAACAATTAATAAAACCTTAGTAGAAACAAACAGCAAATTAGTAGAAAAAATAGAACAATTAGAGAACCGTGCCAAACCAGCAGTAGAAATACGCACTCAAACAGGTTTCAATACTGAATTAGTTACACTCGGACCAAGATTACAAAAAATAAACCCAGAAACAATGACACTTATAAAAACATACGAATCAGTCGCAGAATGTATAAAAGAATCGAATTATAAATTAAAAAGACCAACTATTGAAAAAGCCATAAAAGAAAATACAATATATAATGGTTTCAGATGGTTGTATGTAGGACGAAATGAAGACCCAAATAAAATAGAAAATATCCAACCGACAAAAATAACTAGACCGCAAAATCTCGGGTATATTGCCAAACTAGATCTAAATAAAACCAAAATCATAAATGTTTATTTAGATCGAAAAACAGCATCTACAGAAAATGGTTATCAATCGTCTTCTGCATTGGATGAGCCCGTAAAATCTGGAAAACCATCTCGCGATTTTTTGTATATGTTATATGATAAATGCGACGATGTGTTGAGAAAAGAATTCGAAGAAGAATATGGAGAACCCATACTGTATAAAGATGGTATTGGTAAATTCAACGACAACGAGAATCTCATAATGGAATATGTCTGTAAATACGATTGTATAAAGCAAGAAAAAATGAGTGATAAAACACTGGCAAAAGCTCTCGAACAAAAATTACCATATAATGGATTTTACTATAAAAAA